ATGACACTAACGAGCATCTCAAGAATTATGATTCTGATTGGGAATTTAGTTATTACAAATTTAAGTCGGAGTATGATATGGTTTATACTTTCCTTCATAAGTTTTTACCTAAATTCCCTATGATGACTGGGTGGAACTTTATTAACTATGACTGGCAGTATATTGTAAACCGTTGTAAAATCTTACAGATAGATTTAGAAAAGGTTGCAATCACTGGTGCATTAGATAGAAAAGATTCCAGACCCCTGCACATGGGTATTTTAGATTACATGCAATTATATGATAAGTACGATCGTTCGGTTGCTGTAAAAGAATCTAACGCGCTAGCATTTGTATCTGGTGCAGTGCTTGGTGGTATTAGTAAAATACAATATAGTGGTGGATTACAAGATCTTTACGAAAAAGACTTTAAGAAATATGTCTTCTATAACGTAATTGATTCATGTCTAGTCTATTACATAGATCAAAAACTTAGATCTATGGAAGTTCTTTTAACGTTAGCTACGATTACAAGAATGCCACTATATAAAGCTGCCTCACCGGTGGCTGTAACAGAATCTTTAATTGCTCGTAAACTAACTGAAGTTGGCCAACGTATTGGGGTCGAGTATGATAAAGAAGATGGTAAAAAAGATACTAAGTTCGCTGGAGCTTTTGTTAAACAACCAATTGTTGGATATTATGCTGGAGTAAGTGCATTTGATTTTGCTTCTCTATATCCATCAATTATGAGACAGTTTAATATATCTCCGGATTCGTTTATCGAACAAGTATCAGAATCAGAAGTAAAAGAACGCCGTAAAGACGAAAATGTCATCGTCTGTGAAAACGGTGTTGTGTATAAAAAAGAAGATAGTATTCTTAAAAAAATCTTAGGAGATTTATACAATCAAAGGAAAGGCTATAAGAAAACATCTTATGATTATTACACAAAAGCAGATGAATTAACAAAAAAATTTAAGCTGTAATTTTACACATCTATTAGTAGTATGACGATATATAAAATCTATCAAATTATTACTAATAGCGTTACTTGGGGTAATAAGGATGGATTGAGGTCTTCTGGACCTTTTTTCGCCTAAGCAACCTAAGTCAATTAAACGAAAGTAATAAAAAATTTAAACTAACTTAAAAATAAATTAAAGCGAATGTCATTATTTACTGAAAGAATCGCCTATAAACCCTTTGAATATCCAGAGTATTATACCGAAGGTTGGCTGAAGCAAGCACAAGCCTTTTGGCTACATACAGAAATCTCTATGCAAGGAGATGTAAAAGATTGGAATGAAAACCTTTTACCACATGAAAAACATACTGTCGGAAATATTCTTTTAGGTTTTGCACAAACTGAATGTGCAGTATCTGATTATTGGACACAATATGTAACTACATGGTTTCCAAAGCATGAGATAAAACAAATGGCAATGATGTTTGGTTCACAAGAAACTGTTCATGCAGTGGCGTATTCTTATTTAAATGAAACATTAGGTCTTGAAGATTATGACGCATTCTTACATGAGCCTGCAACTGCAGAGAAGTTTGATCTATTAACATCAACAAGCGCACCTTATACTCATGAAGATTTAAAAGTAAATAAACAAGCCAGAAATGAAGTTGCTAGGTCTCTTGCGATTTTTTCGGCGTTTGCAGAGGGTTGTTCATTATATAGTTCTTTTGCAGTTTTATACTCATTCCAAATGAGAAATTTATTAAAAGGTATTGGCCAACAAATGAAATGGTCAGTAAGAGATGAATCACTACATTCTAGAATGGGATGTAAGTTGTTCAGACACATGTGTGAAGAATATCCTGATTTAAATAAATCAGTTCAAGCAGATGTATTAAAAGCAGCAGAACTTATTATTCAACTAGAACATAACTTTATTGATAAAATCTTTGAAGCTGGAGATCTAGATAATTTAAGCGCTAGCGACTTAAAGCATTTTATTACTAAGAGAGTAAATGAAAAGCTTGTAGAATTAGGCTATGAAGCATCTTTTGATTACGATGAAGAAGCAGCCGACAATTTAGAATGGTTTTACCATTTAACTGGTGGACATACTCACACAGATTTTTTCGCAGTTAGACCAACTGACTACGCAAAAGCCGGAGAAGGTGAAAACTGGGACGACGATAACTTATTTGATTAATATAATTACATGGCACAAGACAATAAACAAAAAAACCACGCGGAACACTTAGGCTGGGAGTTAGGAGTTGATTTTCCACTCTGGGCAAATACTGAGGTTTACGTAAAAACTATTTCAGCAGGCTACCTGTTTGAAGATGAAAAACCAAAAGACGCATACTGGAGAGTTTCTACTACAGTAGCAAGGCGACTTAATAAACCAGAACTAGCAAGCAAATTCTTCGATTATATATGGAAGGGTTGGTTAAACTTAGCTTCACCAGTTCTATCAAATACAGGGCTAGAAAGAGGTCTTCCTATTTCTTGTTTTGGTATTGATGTTGCAGATTCAATTCACGACATTGGTGCTAAGAACCTGGAGATGATGCTACTCGCAAAACATGGCGGTGGAGTAGGCATTGGTATAAATCAAATTAGACCCGCTGGAAGTATAATAACTGGAAATGGAACATCTGATGGCGTGGTGCCATTCACTAAAATATACGACAGTACTATATTGGCAACCAATCAGGGTTCTGTGCGTAGAGGAGCAGCAAGTGTTAATATTGACATTGAACATGGTGACTTCTGGGAATGGCTAGAAATTAGAGAGCCTAAAGGAGATGTTAATAGACAATCTCTTAATCTTCATCAATGTGTTGTAGTACCAGATGGATTTATGCAAAAGATTGAAGCTGGCGACAAAGAGGCTAGAAAGAGATGGATTGCAGTCTTAAGAAAAAGAAAAGCGACTGGTGAACCATACGTGATGTTTAAGGGCAATATTAATAGAGCTAACCCTGATGCATACAAACAAAACGGATTAAAAGTTTATATGACTAATATCTGTTCTGAAATTACTTTACACACAGATGAATCTCATTCTTTTGTATGTTGTTTATCTTCTGTTAACTTAGCAAGATATGATGAATGGAAAAATACAGATCTTATTTACACAGCAACTTGGTTCCTTGACGGAGTCCTAGATGAATTTGTTCAAAAGGCAAAATTCATGAGAGGCTTTGAGAATTCTGTAAGATCTGCAGAAAAAGGTAGAGCACTAGGACTTGGAGTTCTTGGATGGCATACTTATTTACAAGAAAGAGGTATTCCATTTGAAGGCTTATCAGCACAATTTGAAACTAGAAAGATCTTTAAGCAATTAGAAACTGAAAGTGAAAAGGCTTCAAGAGATATGGCATTAGAAATGGGCGAACCATTATGGTGTAAAGGTACAGGAATGAGAAACACTCACCTGAGAGCTATAGCACCGACTGTAAGCAACTCAAAACTAGCGGGTAATGTATCTGCAGGTATTGAGCCATGGGCGGCTAACGTGTTCACAGAACAAACTGCAAAGGGTACATTTATTAGAAAGAATCCAGTATTAGAAGGTTTCTTAGGACTTATTAATAAGAATACTAGAAAAACATGGGATCAAATCTTAACAGATGGCGGCTCTGTACAAGGACTAGAATTTATTGAAGATTACTATGTTAAAGTAGCTACTAGTATTACAAATAAAGAAAATATAATTACTAAAAATAAATTAGACGCTTTACCTGAATTAGAACAAGACCAATACGTGCCTATTAAGAATATCTTTAAAACATTTAAAGAAATTAATCAATTAGAATTGGTAAAACAAGCAGGTATTAGACAACAATATGTTGATCAGGCTGTAAGTTTAAATTTAGCATTCCCTAATGAAGCAGATTCTAAGTTTATTAATAAAGTACATTTAGAAGCCTTTAAAGAAGGAGTTAAAACTCTCTATTATATGAGAACAGAATCCGTATTAAGAGGAGATATTGCACAAGCAGCAATGGATCCAGATTGCTTAAGCTGCGACGGATAATAATTTAGTTGTGGTTAAGTCCACTTCTTAGGACCGAGATAGTTCTCGGATCAAGGCCAGGGGTTCGCTACTTCCTGGCCTTACTTTTTTTACAAGTTTGTTAATTATTTTTGGAACAAAGCACAGATACTCTGTATAAACTGTTACATTAACAAAGAAATGAACAATCATTCGTTAACAAAAATATTAACCCATACTGCTCAAACACAAGTAGCAGTTACTTCTACATCTAATCCTAGAATACTGCAAACTGCAGACTGAGTAGAAGATTTTACAAACCAAATTAATTTATTATGAAAAATTTTATTTTATCAATGGCACTAGTTGTCTTAACAACTTTAGGTGCAAACGCGCAAAACGCAAAAGGTGACTGGTACGTAGGTACTGGCGATATTACTAACACGGCATGGACTGAGTTATCAATCCAGCCAACAATTGGCTATGCTTTTTCTGACAACTATATGGTTGGAATGAATTTGACACAAGCAGACTCAACAGAAGACATGGTCTTAGGTCTAGAAGGAAGATACTTCCATAAAGGATTCTTTGGCTACGTTGCACTAAACGACTTTGATTTCGATCAAGCTCAATTAGGTGTAGGTAAAATGTTTGAGTTCCACAAAGGAGCAATGTTTGTAGATCCAAAAATCGTTTACGATTTAGGAGCTGAAACAACTAACCTTCAAATTGGGTTCGGCTTAAAATTCTAAGCTAAATCTAATTTGGTTTAAAGCCCAGGTTTCTAGGATCCTGGGCTTTTTTATTGAAACTAACTAGTAAAAACAAGTATAACTATCAAACAAAAATATATTTAGATGAAACTACAAATTGATCGAATTGACCAACACGCTTTAACCGGTTTTATTAACCGAGTTAAACTAATTGACTCATTTGTCTACATGAAAATCAAAGATGGACAAATAACTTCAGCAGTATATCTCCCACAAAGAGATGCTGTGAAATCACATGCAGTACAATGTGATAAGATTTTTCAAATTAGCGAATGGCCTGATACGGATCTAGAGATGAAGGTTGCCTTCTTCGAAGGAGCAAAGGTTATTGAAGCTATCAAACATTTTGATGCTGACGCTATTAAAGGAGAACTAGAATTCATTGAACAAGAAGGCGAATTAATCGCATCTTCATTGAGAATGTTTAATGACGAATTAGAAATTAAATTATCTTGTTCGGAACCTTCATTAGGATTTAAAGATTTATCACCAGAACAACAATCAGCTATTTTCGCTATTGATGATACTAAATTTAGCTTTAATATGGACACCCATACTATCGGTAAAGTGAAGAATCTATTTGGACTTGATAAAGAAGAAACATTTAGTGTAAAAGCTAATGGAACTGGAGTAGCTGTAAGTGGAAAATCATTTAACGCAACTATTAATCCAGAATCAAACGGTAACGGAGAAGTTACAGTATACAAAAAGTACTTAAATCTTTTAGATAGAGAAGAACAAAAGGTACATATTTCAGACTCTAAAATTGTATTCCAGTCAGTAGAATCGCAAACTCTATTAACAGTTTCAACTTGTCAAACTGCTTAATACATGAATGTAGAGTCACTTACTGAGAAACCAATCGATCAACTTAGTAGAGAAGAGGCAGAGCTGCTTGTAAAACATTACAAGCAGCTATCTGCTAAATATACCGCTTATGAACAAGCAGTAAAATTAACTCTTAACTCTATCTATGGTGCATTCGGTAATAAATGGTTCCACTTCTTCAATATTGATATTGCAGAATCCATTACGAAACAAGGTAAAGACGCTATTCTATATTCTGAAGCAATTCTTAATAAGTATGTAAATGAGTTTTGGCATAAAGATACTAAAGTTCATGAGAAATTCAACATTAAAGTAAAGGGTAAAATTGAAAAGCCCGCAGTAATTTATATCGATACAGATTCTTGTTACGTACAATTCCAAGATCTTTATGAATCTATTATTTGGCCAGACGAAGAAACTGCTTTACCTATTGATGAATTTATTTTAGCATTTTACGCTTTTAGACTTAAGGATTATATTACTGCAACTATGAAAAAGTATGCAGATATTAGAAATACAGATAACTTCTTATTTTTTGAATTAGAATCATTAGCATATAATGGTATTTGGATGTCTAAGAAAAAGTATATTCAAAATATTGCATGGGATGATAAACTAGAAGTTACAGATAGACATCAAACTCTTAAGAAAGTAAAGACTATTGGATTTGATACGATACAATCTTCAACTCCAAAATTCGCTAGAGAGAAATTAGTAGAAGCACTTAGAATTCTGTTTTCGTGTAAATCGTCACCAGGGCCTGCTGAACTTGAACAACTAGTGCAATTTATGAAAACTAGTAAAAAGGAATTTCAACTAGCTAATATAGATGATATTTCATTTAATCGTAGAACTAATAATATTGATAAGTATATTGTCGACGATCAAATTGAATTCCAAGTAGGACTTAAGTGTCCAGCAAATGTAAAAGCTGCAGGTTACTATAACTACTTATTAAACCAAAATTCAAAATATAAAAACAAATATAAGGTAATTGGTAATGGTGAAAAGCTAAAGATTTACAATTGTAAAACACCAATATCAGAAGTTTATGCATATATGCCTAACGAACACCCTTATGAAATTGCACCACAAGTAGATTATGACACTCAATTTGAAAAGTGTATGATCGATCCTCTTAATAGAGTATTGGTTGCAACAGGACTTCAGACTTTAGATACTAACTTAATTTACGCTTCGGCATTATTTTAAAATAAACAACATGGACAGACCAATTAGCAATTTTAAACAAATCATGGACCTAGTAGAACTATATCCTAACGATCAAGAACTTGGTAAAAATGTAAGGCAAGTTTATTGGGCACAAAGAAATAACGTGACAAATCCAAATCAATTAAAAATAGAATTCCCAGAAGATACTATTGAGCTTGTTGATGAAGATATTGATACTATAGCACAAAGAGCAGAAGATTAATTATGGGAGATAAAATTAACATAGAAGATCTTCCGGAAGAGCAACAAGTTTATGTAAAAGAATACCAAAGAATTCTACATGGACTTGCAGATGTACAAGATTCAATTAGAGACTTAGAGCGAAGAGCTCATAATCTAACTGAAGAGCTTAATACACTTAGAGCAAAGGAAAAGGCGGAATTTGGAGAAGGCTCAGCCATACTCTAAACAATCCGACGTTTCCTCATATAACAATAAACATAAAAGAATATAATGGCAAAGAAGAAATCATTTAGTTTTGACGACATTAATAAAGAATTAGCAGACATTAATCCACTAGGATCTGTTATGGAAAATAGTACATTCAGTGAAGTTACTGAATGGATTGATACTGGTAATTATCACCTTAACGCATGTGTAAGTGGATCTTTATTTAATGGATGGCCAAACAATAGATCTTGTTCGATCGCAGGTCCATCAGGAACAGGAAAG